TTTAAAACGGTCTTGTTTTGTCTGATAGAACATTCTATAGGACTTAACAGGGTCTTCTGGAAACATACATTCTGGGTTACTTTTCATTGCCAGTGGGAACTGGGTCAAATAGTACTTTGCACCTTCTTTGATGTTTTTGGGGGGATTTGAAAGTAGGGGGATTAACTTTTCAGTCGCATGTACTTTACCATATCGATAAGAATACTCCCGACAAAGAGCAATAAAGTGGTCATAATGCCATAGGTAGTTGTTATTAGTTTCCATTGTCCATACAGTGCATGGGTGGAAGTGATGTACCGCCTTGTACAGTATATCTTCCATGTTGTCGTTTGGGTGTTTATAGTACTTGACGGTACGTTTACCCGACTTGGAAGGTCTTAGTTCCATTGCACCATCGCACATGCGGTGGGCAGTCGATAACATCTGGCCAGATTCGACAATCATTTTTACAACATGTTTGTCACACTGGAGTTGTGCAGAAGCAACTGGACTTTTGTCCAAAATGAATATATTCATGGTAGTTCATCTTATAATTATCACATTTGGTTATATAATACTACATAACCACAGGAATGTCAAGCATTATTTTTCAGTGCCATCTTACAGATATAATAGGCATCTACAATATCTGATGTGGGATTGCCAACCTTAGTAGTCTTAATCAACAATTCTTCTTGAAGATTATATTCAGATTCTTCGCAAAACGACGAATACATACCCTCTTTGTTTGCATTACCTTTACCAGTTGCAAATTTCTTGATTGCAGATGGTGATAAGAGTGTGTATGGTATTTCTGCTTGCCAGAGTTTCCATTTCAACAAACCACAATTCTCTGCAATATGAAATACTTTTCCTGTAGAACCGTAACTGTAGTCTTCTATTGCAACTTCACGAACATCGTTAGAAAGGATAATATCCAGTGCCCAATCAGATATGAAGTCATACCTTTCTTCTGGCGTTTCCCATTCTGTTAGATTGCCTCTGCCGTCGATATTCTTCTTGCAAAAATCCGAATACCGCTTCGTGTTGCTTAAAAAGAAAACATTGCAAAGTTCATAACTAAAGTCTTCAACATCACCAGTATAAACACATACAGCTGGCGATGTTAAACTGTAATCAATTCCGGCTATACTTCGCCGTCCAACTCTTTCTCGTTCCATAGACCATCCTCATCATCATGATCTATATAGTTGTCGATGTCTTCACCACATGAGGGACAAAACTTCAATTCCTCTTCCTCTTCTTCAAAGATGACTAAGAACTGCGACCCACAATAATTACATAGAGTTTTTTCTATACCTGGCATACTGAGTTTCTCCTATTACACCACTGAAAAGTATTTAGAATCTTAGTCATCTCATAGCTGCGGCTAGCAGAGTTTTAAAGATTCTCCACTAGGAACATCGTCATAGGCAGCAGTCCAATCGCCCTTCAGTCCAGCAACCTCATATTCGGTTACACGATTTTCAAAGAAGTTTGTGTGGTCGGCGCCGTTCAGAACCCACTCCAACCAAGGAAGAGGATTTTCCTTGACTTTGAATTCTGGTTTCAGACCCAACTGAAGTAATCTTCTGTCGGTGATATATTTGATATATTTTTTCACCTCAACAGAACTCAGGCCTTCGACATCACCGATACCATATGCAAGGTCAATAAACTTATCTTCAAGTTCTACAGACAGACGCGACATTTCGTAGATTTCTTTTTTAAATCCATCATCGATAATTCGTGGATGTTCTGCACAAAACTGTCTAAACAATTTAGACATACCTTCCACATGCATAGACTCATCACGAATAGACCATTCTACGACTTTACCCATACCCTTCATTTTTCCAAACCGTTGGAAGTTCAGTAGCATCACAAATGACGCAAATAATGCAACACCCTCATTGAATACGGACTTTGCAATTGCAAGACCAAGACCACGCATCGTGGATGGGTCGGAATCCGTCATAAAATCCACTTTATCGGTCATTTCAGAGTACTCTAGGAAGGCATGGTACTCACTATCAGGCAATCCTAGAGTCTCGTTTAGCAGGGCATACGCCCTCTGGTGGATAGCTTCACGACATGCGAATGAACCCAACATATTACGGACTTCATTATTCTTAAATTTAGGAACAAAATTCTCATAATAGTTTTTTCCGACTTCTACGTCCGATTGAGTAAATAACCGCAGGATGTTAGTTATGTACTCGCGTTCACTGTCAAGGACTTTACCAGTTTTCCAATCTGACACATCTTCGGACAAATCAATTTCATCTTCAATCCAATGCGCCTTTTCGTGTTTGACGGTAAGTTCTACCGCCCAAGGATAGTAAAAGGGTTTATACGTTTTTGATGACTTCAGAAGCCCACCCGAAAGTTTCTTTAAAATCGTATCCCCAGCAGACATCAACTCATCATAACCACCAATGTGTTTATCATCAATCATAATCTGGGGCATAGAATTTACCCTGCGTACACCTGTCGGGTCGCCAATACTCTCTTGAGTACCATTAATCTTTTGATAGAATGCAAGTCTATTTTCTTCATCGTCCATCTTAACTTCGGTGTATCGAACTGCGTGTTCTTCAAACCATTTGCTCGCCATTTCGCAGTAACCACATCCACCTTTCGAATACATTACAACCTTCATTTCTTGTTTCCTTCTGAGTAACTATTACTATGCATTGAGGTACGTTCCAATTTATTATCTTCCTTCTTTTTGTTCTTTCCAAAGATAGCATCATAATTCTTTTCATACTTTTCTTTGTTTGTGGGTCGGGTTGCGGAACCTTTACCCCCATGTGTTTGTCCAACGGACATTCGTTGTTCTCCTTTGCAATTTACCCCTGACAGGCCACACATTCGTCCTGACTGTCTTGTGGAGTGATGTCTAGTTTAAATTCCATCTGTGGTTCTGCCTGATAATCTTGCAGCGCCACCCTTTCTACTTTCTCAGAAACATTTTCTGCCTTGTTCGATGCCTCTGTCCGTAAATAATACAATCCCTTGACTCCAAGTCTCCATGCATCAAAATGTATCTTGTGCAAATAGTCCTTTGATGCACCAGCAGGGAAGAATACATTAAGAGATTGTCCTTGACACAAATATTTTTGTCTATTTCCGGCAAGTTTAATTACATGAGATTGGTCAATCTCTATTGCGGTCTTAAAAACATTCTTTAAATGGTCACTCAGAAAATCCAGATGCTGAACCGAACCACCACTTGTGATTATAGAACTCCATATATCATCAGTGTTTTGTCCAGCATTTATCAACTCTTCTTCGACGTATCTATTCTTTACCAAATGAGAACCAGCCCTTGTTCTGTGCGTATACGCATTCGCCTTTAAAGGTTCTATAGATGGTGAAGTAGAGACTATAATTGAACTGTTCGCATTTGGTGCAATCGCTAATAAGTGACTATTCCTCTTACCAGTTCCTTTCATGTCTGGGCATTCTCCACGTTCCAACCCCATAGCATGAGTTTCTTTCAGTGCTTCACGTTTAATTAACGAAAAGATTTCCGTATCCGCATCTAATGCCTCTTGAGAATCGAATGCAATCCTTTTCCTATGGAAGTACGAATGAAGACCCATTGCACCCAAACCTAAATCTCTGGATTGAGTTGCAGAGTATCGAGCCCTAGAGATTTCATCTCCAGCATTATCAATAAAGAACTGCAAAACATTATCCAGAAATCTTATCATATCACGAACTAGATTAGTATCTTTCCATTCATCATATTTCTCAACATTCAGCGAAGACAGACAGCAGACAGCAGTCCGTTCTTCATTTGTGGGAAGATGGATTTCATTACACAGATTAGAACCCCAAATTTTGAGACCCAAATCTTTATGTTGTTGGGGGAGTGCGTCATTTGCAGTATCAATAAAGTTCAGATACGGTTCGCCTGTCCTATATCTAGTCTCCAATAACTGTTCCCACAACTTTCTTGCCTTAACAGTTTCTCTAGGTTCTGTATCGCTTGGGTCTTTTAAATCCCAATCTTTGTTGTTTTTAACTGCACACATAAATTCGTCAGTGAGATTTACTGCGTGATGTAAATTCAAACATTTCCGATTAACATCTCCTGTAGGAATCCTTAAATTAATGAACTCCACAATATCAGGATGGTCTATATCGATATATGCGGCGTAAGACCCCTTGCGCGTCTTTCCTTGACGGTATGCAGTCATATCCGCATCTACCGTACTTAGGAAAGGAATGGGGCCAGGCGCCTTGTCAGACACGCTACGGACACTCGACCAATGACCACCAACACCACCACCTTTTACTGACAACCACCGCAATTCGGAAGTATGTGCAATAAGACCTTCTAGTGTATCTGGTACATAAGACAAGAAGCACGATATGGGTAGTGCCTTTGCCTTCTGGGACGGTAGAGGTGCATTAGATAGCACTGGGGAAGAAAACATAAACCACCCCTTGGACACCCCATCATAGATTCTTTGTGCAAGTTTCTTATCGCCGCCTGAATATGCAGTTGATGCTCTAGCAAATGCTTGCTGGGGCGACACTTCTTCATCCATACAATAATAATCACTCAATAATTTATAAGATTGTTCCGACAATATTTCATCGTTGTCCATATCAATCTTCACGCCAGCATATACTTGCCCAACCATTTTTTTCTCCTAAATTTTAACGATGAATTAACACTTTCGCCAATCGGAAAGTATCATCTTTGCCTTTAAACCAGATGCGGTATTTTTACTTATAATGTTCATTATTTCTGTTTCATCGATTCCGTCAAGGATTGCATCATTTATATCTTTTGCCGAGATATTTTTTGGCCAGAAGAAAATGTTGAACTTTTCAGATATAATTTTTTCCATTCTATCTACAATTTGTTTGTTTCTTGGTTCGTTGTCGAATATAAAAACTACGTTCTCCATAGTTTTAAAATGAGTGGTATCTGCATCCGCACCAGCCATTGCGACAGAGTTGTCCAAGAATAGACTATCGAAAGGCCCTTCCGTTACACAGACCTTTTTGGATGTGTCTAGTCGTTCCAGACCAAATATTTTTGGTGCAGTATCATCCAACTTAATAGTAATATATTTTATTTCACTCTGACCAATACTTCTCCCCTGCAAATAAATCACATTGCACTTTGTATCGAAGAATGGAATAACGATTCGTTTATCATTCTTCATCAGATTACTGTACTTCTGGGTCTTAGTGAGGCTCATTGCAACAGAACGGAAATCGTCCGTATAGAACAAAAGTTCTTGGGGAAGTTTCCTGTCGGATATATACTTCTTCGCTGGATGGTCATCCGGCAAGTCTGTTATCTTTGTACCTAGATTAAACTCGCACTTCGACTTGAATTTGGGTTTGAAGTCAAAATTATACGCATCCGTCTTTTCACGAACAGGAGATTTGCGACCTGTCTGACCGGCTTTCCATTTCTCTACTTTATATTCTTTAAGTAGATTCGGGGATACTTGTTCTAAAAATGAATGCAAAGTCATAGATGCACCACAATTGTGGCACATGTAATTGAACTGAGACCCCTTCTGATAGAAGAATCCTCTTGCCTTATATTTCTTTTTCTGGGAGTCTCCACACAGAGGACATCGACAATTGAACAGAGTATCGCTCTTCTGCGAAAACCTCTCTAATTGCGTGGATAACTGACTGATGAATATCTTATCGATATGTAACAAAGCTTGCCTCTCATGATATAGTCTTGGAATGATGTTATAATACTACATCATGGTGGAAATGTCAAGCTTTATTTTTGGTTTTGGAGGATATCTTTCAATTCTTCTCTGGTAACGTACTGGCGTAGGTCTATTTGCATCTGGGTGATGTCAGATTCTATCACTACCAGTTGCTCAGATTGTCTTCTGAGGGTTTGTGATAGATGACCAGATTCAGTCAACATCTGTGCAAGACCGACCTTTACATCGACCAACCCACTGCCAACCCATGTCAGAAATCCAACAATCAACACCATACCAATTGTCTGTACCCTTGTTTCCATTGCGTGATTCTTCCCTATAATCTCTTTAGTAGCAGAATCTAATTCACTCAATGTAGAAATGTTATCATCGGACATACCAAGTTACCTTTATATTATTTACTTTCGAATATTTATAATATTTTATTTGTCATTTTTCTGAGTCAACATTATCTGTATTAGTTGAGCCAACTTTTCGTCACTTGCACGAGCTGTATCTTCTTGTTTAGATAACGATTCGGTAATCTGTCGGATTGCTTGCGTGTTTAATTGAACTCCAGTGCCGTTATGCTGACTTCTGGTGGCGGTCTCTGCTACGATGCGTTCAATTCGTTCTACTTCTTCTGCTGTTGATTCTGCATTCGCTTGTGCTGCACCATATGAAATTGCACCAATAAAGAGCGAAACGATAAGAGGCAATGCCCATGTCGGGATTTTTATTGTACCACTGTCCATAATTATTCCTCCAATGGAATATTTTTGGTCTCATAATATTCTTTGTACTTCGCAAGAATTAATTTTTGTTCTTTCATGTATTTGAGAACATTAGCTATATTTATAGAAAGTGCCTCATAAGAATCGGTGTCTAGCGCATATAACGCGACACTTTTTCCATCCTCTTGCAATTCACTCAGTTTTTCTTCATAATTTTCTGGTGTAATTATTATATATTCTACATCCATCCAGACAAACTTATCTGGAGATTTTAAATTTAGTGGAATTTTTTGAACCAACACTTCTTTAGTAACCACTCGCTCTACTGGTTCTTGCCGAAGTAGCGAACATCCAGACATAATAAACGATGTAAACAATAATGTCAAAATTACAATGTGCGATTTAATCATCCATAATCTCCTTCAACACATCCTCAACGTCATTTTTGATTGCTCTGTTTATTATCTTTTCAACCAATCCTGGCTTTGCTTCTGCAAGATACCCAAGGTCATGTTTTGAGAACTTAGTTCGTAAATTGTCTACTTCAGCAGCAAGAGCTCTTTTCTCTTCGATAACTGAATCTGTAATTTCTCTTAGTTCGACCACATTTTCATTTATTCTGGCAATTTCGGACTCTTTCGCACTTACAGCCTCATTCAAGGTCAAGTTTGCAACCCTGTACTCATCTAACGTACTCTGCAAATTCTTGATGTAGTAAAGTCCACCACCAGCGCCAATCAATGGTATCAATATCATCAATACTCTAAACATACTAAAAATGCCCATCATTAAACCTCGTTGTGTCGCCTTAGTATGGTCATAACACCATATTTTTCATCTTGAATGACCAGTTTGTTTTTTGGGTTCTTCTTGATATATTCTCTGATTGGTGATGCCTCAGAACTTTCAATATATTTTTCCCACCTTGCATATTTCTTCTTACCATTCAGTAAACTATTATATGTGTCGGTTTTAATTCTGAATATAGGCATCCCTGCAAACCTTGGGGGAACACCTGTAAGACCAGCGTGATTCGAACCATCTCCTATAGAGTTTACAGGGGCGTCCTCTTGAAGCATCATCTCTCCAGTTTTTTCTTCTAAAAGATTTATGTAATCACAGAGATGTCCTTCCAATAATGCATAACTATCATTGTCGAATTGTTCTGGATAGTCTTCCCTGTACTCCTTTAGTAGAGCAAACGCAGCGGCATAAGACGCGATTCTACTTCTACCAAATGGGAATTTTTCAAGAATTCTTTTCAGATTAAATACCAATCGATGAAATAGTGTGTACGCACTCTTTTCTTTTTGAGTCTTCAAATCGGCAGTCTTTTTGAGTTGAATACCATCCTCATCGACTATGCCCAAATCAAAGGCCGGCATATCCTTCCACTTAGTGGTTAATGTTTTTATAAATTGATATGCAACAAATGCATTAAAAACCGATGCCATTTATATTTCCCTTAGTACACTTAATATATTTTCATCCAAGTTTATACCTTGTGTAGATATATCTCGACCCTTTACCCCATGAACAATATCTGGAAGTCTGTGTAAAAATACCAAAAAAGATTTTAATATATAGTGCTGCACTTTATCAGTCTTTAAGAACAAAATCCTAGTACACGCTTCCTGACCCAAAACATTATATAGAACTATCAAATGATTAAGTACCAATCGTTCCTTTAGAATGCCCTTAGTATGATACCTATAGAATAATCTTTTAATATACTTAACCCTTTTCATATCATCCATAAATTCCTCTACGGTGTGACAGTGGGGATTGTCGTATGACTTCATCGAATATAAACTAACATTATCTTCATTTAAATCTTCAAACATTTAATAATTCTCTATACAAAAAACAACTCACTTTCACAATTTATTTATAATAAATTTATAAGGTTAGGCCAGAGCTTCGATTTCCTCTACCAATGCTGTTTTGGTCTTTCTCTTATCCAAATCGACACCATAGGTTTCTTTTGCATAGGTTTCCAATTCGTCTTTAGTCATATCTGTAAGACTCTTTGATGCTGCTGGTTTTGCCTTCTTAGGTGCTTCTGCATCCAACTTATCTGCGAGTCCAGCGTGACATGCGAGAACTTCTCCAGTTCTGGGATTTTCCCAACCTTTATTGGTCGCGACTGCCTCACCTTGACCGTTAATAAACGGTGCCTGTTTCCAATTTGCCATTATACGTTCTCCTTAATGTGATACACTGTTAACTAAAACTTCCGTGCCGACAGATTGTAAAGTTTCTGCGGCATATTTCTTGATGTAAATAACTTCCCCTGATGCAAGAGTTGTAGTGGCCAAGACCGTACTACCAGATCTTAGGGTAACCACTGAATTCGCTCCGGCACTATTGAAGACACGAATCAAAGTTCCGTTGTCTACACTAGTCGCAGCTGAGAGGTTTGTTTGTAGGTTTAATAATCGTACTGTCTCTGCCATAATATTCTCCTATTTGACCATTGATGCGATTTTAGATGCGCGAGTTTTGTTTTTATACTTTTCCATTGCAATATCTTGTACTTCTTTTTTCAAGTCTGCAAGTTTGATTTTTGGGTTAAGTGTTTTAACCATATCCGACATCTCTTTTGCATCAGTCTTATCCGACTCTTGAATTAGACCCTCGACAAATACTTCTGTCTGAAGTGTCTCTTCCCTCTTCATCATCTTGTGTGCAATATTAACAAGTTTCTCTAATGGAAGTTTGTCCATTTTTGCTTTATTTGCATCATTTACTTTATCATAGATTTGAGTAATCATAGATGCAGTAAAGAGGTCAACAACCATACCCTTAATTTTTGCATGTTGTTTGTCTTGTACAATGGTCTGTAGTTGTGGAATTAGAGAAGCGGCTTCATCTAGTTCTACAACTGACTCATTTGCCCTCTTCAGAACTGCGGCAACTTGCGGAAAGTCGGATAACCCATCTTTGATTTTATCAATCATTCGAGCAGCACCTGAGTAGTTAGTACCAGCATATCTCTTGTCTGTTGCAATACCGATTGCCATCTTAATTTCTTTAGCAGAAAACTTAATCTTCTTCGCTTCATCAAGTTCAACAGATTCTTTTGTTTCATCCATACTTTTCATAAACTCCGCAACATCTTTCTCTTTCATGCCAATCTTCTTAGCAATCTGTGCGGCAGTCATACCTTTCTTTACC